TAATATACGCATTCTTCTTCCACATCTTCGCTTCGTGGACACAACGCATACCCCATTGACGAGCTTTTTCCACACGACACCCAATGCAGCGACCACACGGCAAATGAAACGGAACCTTAGTAGCGGAATGCACAACGTCAAACGTGATCGCCGAGCGATGCACATCCCGCCAATAAGCACGCAACGGCCTAACGCAACTCACAGCCGAATACCACCACGCATAGGCAACCGAGACGGAACATTCTTCTTGTGGGTATAGCTCCCGTGCTTCGTGAACATCCGCTTTGACTGACCGTGACCAAGCTTATGTCGCTTCACAGAAATCACCTCCTCTCGTCGGTTTGGTGTCAGTCAGCACACTTACATCAAGTAGACCCGTGTGCTGGCGGGGCTACAGGAGCCCCAGGAGAGGCCGTCGGCGGAGCGGTGGGGCTGGCAGCCACCGCTCTCGCCGCCGTCTCTGGGGGCTTCGCAGGCGCCGCTACAGCAGGCGCAGCGAGGCCCCAAGTACGCATCTGAGGAAGATTAACAGGATCAGACGCAAAATCAACAAACGCCGCAGCGTCATTGTCAAACTCACGACGCACCGTCGCAGGCAGAGTCATAAAAGCGGCCATACCTTTAGCCATAACATCCATCGCGTCCAACAAATTGTTGGGCATCGTCGTAAAGTCATAATACACAGGATCACGCACCTGCCGCATGGGATCCGCCAAGAAACCATCATAACGCGCCATAATCGTATTGATGTCGCACTCATCCCTAAACTCCTGACGAGTCAACGACGGACCACCCGGCGCAACCTCGTGGACACTTCTGTCCAAACCGTTGGTCTTATAAAAATCGTACAACGCCACGGCCGGGGGCTTTTCCTTAATTCCATTAGTCATATCTCACCTCCACAAATTGTCCCAACGCTCATTGAACGTACTATCACCAGTCCGCGAATTAGTCGTCTCAGACGTAGACCTACGCGGCATAAGACTACGCACATCTCGAGCACCGCTAATCAAGTCCGTAATCGGCGAAATGGTCTTAGACACACCAGTACCGCCGAAACCACCAATAGTCAACGCAGAACGCAACCACTCAGGCATACTCAACAAATCCTCGGCCTGCTTGGCAGAGAACCGAGCACCAGGCAAACCAAGCACAGCAGTATCAGCCTCAGCACCCATCTTCTTCGTATGCTCAACCTCAGTAGCTTCACGCTGTTGAGTCACACGCGTCTCAGCAGCTTTCAACGCCTGATCAGCACGGACATTCGCGATCTCCTCAGTCATCTTATCGAATGTCTTAGCGTTCATCGCAGTAGAAACAGCAGCATTCATAGCAGAACCAAGACCAGCAAGCGCCGAAGTCGTTTGCGGCATAGGAGCACTCGGAGTACCAACACTAGCACTAGGACCCGAAGCGGCACTCACACTCGGCGTAGCAGCTTGACCACCACCAGCAGCCAAAATAGGATTAATTCCAGCAGCTTTCATATCAGCAGTAGCACGCTGGTACGCCGAATTAGCATACGCCGCCTCGAAACCACGTTGGATATCCGACTGCTGCGCCGCGAAATCACGCGCCTTCTGCGCTTCAGCCTGATTAAACTCCTCAGATTGACCCAAAAACATCTCTTGGGCGCCAATCTGCGCCTGCGTATTAGCAGCAGACGTATTCGACGAAAAAATCGAGCCTAGCAGACTCGCACCACCAGACAACAAACCACCAATCAGCGGAAACATAAGGGTCCTCCATGGACGGGCGTAAACGCCCTATTCGTGGCTTACGCCACTCGAACTTGTAGAACGCTTGGGGACTTCGTCCCCCCGCCCCCCTAGAACCTATCCATATTACCAGGAACACCATACACAGGCATAGGACGCGCACACTTCAGATCAAAAAACACGTCCAGCAAGAAATGAGGCTGCGAAGTCACCGCCACAACACGAGAAATAGGCGGATTATCAACAATGAACGCAGCATTCAAAGCAGGCAGAGCACCAAAATTAATAGCCAAATGCCAACTATCAAGAGGAGTAGCATCATTACTTCTAAACTGCCCTGTAACAATAGACGGCTTATACCTATACTCCGCATATCGCTCCTGATATCCAAACACATTCAAATCAGCACCAGTACCCTGCGCATATATCTCCTGATTATACACATTCTGCTCACCAATCTGAGACAGCGCAGGCCAATAAAAATCAAAACGCGTAGAACGCGACCACATACGGTTCAAACCCTGCTGATAATTCAGATCAGCACGGACATTAATCAAACCCATCAGCAAACAATGCTCAGTGAAACTCTTAGTAAAACCATAACCACTATGACTAAACGTACCCATAGCAGCAAGGTTACCTTGCGGAGTCGTACTACCAGTAATACCAGTCGCACCCGTCTGAGCAATCGGATTGACATTAACAGGCGTAGAACCGCCACCAAGATACTCGGCACGCTGCAACCGAGCATCAGGACTAGTAACACCAAAATGAGCCTGGATCAGCTCAATATAACGCGTACCACCTCGAGCATCCCGCTCGTAGATTTTCTGAATTTGAAACGCCTGCCGCAGCGAATTAATCGTAGCAGCAGTCGCATTCGTCAAATCAGCAATCATCCCTGAAGGAGTACCTAGAATGGCAGCAGACGAAGCATCCGCAACACCAGTCGTAACCATCGTAGAACCAGCACCAACAGCACTAGGTTTAATCCCGAAATTTGTCGTACCACCGGCACGCAAATTAATCTGCGTACCACTAGTAATAACCGGCGCACTCGTACCCAAGGGAATACTAACAGCGGGACCCTTCTGAGGGAAAGGAAGCGACGACGTAAAATAATCATGCCTCTTACCCCGCTGCAACAAAACGTAGTTACCAACACTATCAGGACCGTCACCAAGGTCAACAGTAACACTATTCTGCAAATTCTGATCCCGGAACCATTGGTTCCAAATCAGATTATACGCACGCAAATGAAGGTTGGAATGAGTTATACCCGCAACCTTCGTAGGCAAACCCATATAATCCTGCAGACTCAAATTCGCATAACCACCGCCCGGCGAGGTAGCGGTAGGAACAAGAAACGACGTACTATCAGCAGGATTAGCCTGCTCACCAAAAAAATTCACGAAATGAGTCCACACCAAGCGATAGGGAACAGCGAAAAAAAACACATCCGCAAACAAATTATCCATAAGCGGATGCAACGGCGTCGAAAACCGCGCAAACGTCGTACACCGCAACGAAAACGTATCTCCCGGCAAAGCCTCATCCACAAAAATCGGAACAAGAAAACCAGCGTTGAACGTCGTTTTGTACCCGTGAGACCGGTCAAAACTCGACCGCGGTATCTCAGCCCGCGGCACTTGACTAAACTGATGACGCATGACACTCTTCATACCATTGTTCCCCAAATTGGAGTTGCGAATCATGAACTACGACACGAAATCTAAACCAACACCGACCTTCACTCAAGCAGAACTCGAACACACACTACGCGCCTTAGACATGGCCATCGCCAGCAACAAACGCGCAACAAGCACAAGAGCACAACCAGAATTCAAAGCCATCTACGACAAGAACGTCCGCGAACTCGAGCTAGTCAAAGCCAAACTAACCGGAACGATGGCGAACTAACACCGAGGCCGTGCGGGCGGGAAAACGCTTAGGGGGCTTCGCCCCACCCAGCTTATTTCCCTGCACGGAGCCACAGAAATCCACGCACAAAAAAAAGGACCCCGCAAGGGGTCCTTTTCATTTTCACGAAGTGTGATGTTAATTTTTTCAACAAGAAATGAGGCGCCTCGAGCGCCTCACCGCGGAGGCACACCTGGCGCGGGCAACGCCGAATTCGTCGAAACAGGACTCGCGAACGGCTCATCCGGCACAAGCACCTCATGTCCACCGACAACGCGGTGCGACACATCGACCTTAAACGCAGCGTTACTATCATCAAACTTGCCAAGATGCCACAAGGAGTAATCAGCAGGATACTTATTAAACTGATGACCCCTATCATTCACAGCCTCAGTAAACGACCGAATAGCCTCGCCCTTACTCCTTCCATAAAACGGAGGCAAGTACGCCTTCACAGCACTATCATACACAGTGAAAACTTCCAATATCATAGCTTACGCTCCTTCTTGTCAGCGGCAATTAACAACAACTTCTCTTTAACAGCCAGCCGCTCAGCCGTATTATCAAACTTATTCAACACAGCAAGTCGCTTACGCCTACGCTTATGACGCTCAAAACCCTCGACGTCAACGGCCTTGCTTCGATCATCATAGTACTTAGGAGGCCGAACCTCCCTTCCATCAATAACAACGCTATCGTGGGCTCTAACCTCATTTCCAAATCGCTCATAATACCCACGACCAATACCCGGTCTCCGAGACATAACTGCAAACTCCGGTAACCGCTCAAAACACTCTCCGTTCTCATCATAAACCGTATAATGATCAACCGCCTTATCGCCAGTCACCTTTTTAAGCGCGTACTTCGCACAATAGACAGCGCTATCAAAAGTGACTTCGCCAATCGACGCATAACCCAACTGCCAAAGAGCATCAAGTTCTTTGGACGTATACAAAGGCTCACCACGTTTATTAGCAGTATGAAACAGCATATCAGGAAAGCCACAATTGAATAACAATGCGTGATAATGAGGTCTACCGTTCGTCTCACCATACTCACCACCAAGGAAAAACCTGATCGTATCAGGCTCACGCGACTTACGCAGCCGCTTCATAAACAACTGCACATCACGCAACACCAACGTGCCTCCCGGAGGCAACGCAACATCATTATACGTCAAAGTAATATACGCATTCCTCTTCCACATCTTCGCCTCGTGGACACAACGCATACCCCATTGACGAGCTTTTTCCACACGACACCCAATGCAGCGACCACACGGCAAATTAAACGGAACCTTAGTAGCGGAATGCACAACGTCAAACGTGATCGCCGAGCGATGCACATCCCGCCAATAAGCACGCAACGGCCTAACGCAACTCACAGCCGAATACCACCACGCATAGGCAAACGAGACGGAACATTCTTCTTGTGGGTATAGCTCCCGTGCTTCGTGAACATCCGCTTTGACTGACACCAAACCGACGAGAGGAGGTGATTTCTGTGAAGCGACATAAGCTTGGTCACGGT